TTAAAAAACCTGTTCAAATTTCAAACCAATCTCCCAAAAGTTACCTTTTTTCTGACTGATTTCATAATTTTCACAGACATATTTTTTGGTTTGTCCATGCGGATTTGTCCACAAAAACGGTATCACGCCTTTGTGTTCGTCCAAAAAGTCTTTGATGGGCAAGATGACCGTTTGCCAGTCGCCTGTTTTTGAACCTGACCAGTCCATACGCTGATTGTTAATGCCGAGACTGACACGCTGGGCATAGCCGTCGCCAAATTGGGTTTTAGTAATGTTATGGTGAACACTGGCGGACGCCCCCATGTTCATTTTCCAAGTGAAGGTTTTCATTTTTTACCCCCTATCGTCCGTTTTTAACGAAGTTATAAATGGAGCCACCTTGTCGCATTTCGCCATGAACGATGGCAAGAACGCCCGTTTTTAGGGCTTGCCCCATTTGATTTTTGCTATCATCTCTCACATCGTGTGAGCCGTCTGCGTTGATTGTGATGTGCTGGTTAATGACAACTTGTCCACCGCCATTGCTCATACTTGCTAACTTGTCATCCAAGGCTTTGGCGGTATGCTGTGGCAGTACACGCTCGCCTTTTTCAAGATTCCAAGTACCTGATTTTGGTACAGACATGATGCCGTCGTGGGCTTGACCGACGGGCATGACCACCGATTTGATGGCACTGACAATCTTTGCCCCATGACCTACCGCCAACGCCATATCCGCCAACCCCTCAGGGAAACCCTTGGCAAGACCCTGTGAAATAGCTTGTTGCATGGCAAACATCGCACGATACAGCCGAGACTGCTCGCCTAGGCTGTCTTTGGCAATACTGGCAAGTGAGCCAAACATATTCTCGCTGTCGCTAAGTATCAAGCTGTTCATGGCGGTGCTGTGAGCTTATTCGATTTTGGCTCGCTCACTCGCTCCCCATTCTTTAATTTTGATACGCTCTTCTTCGGTCAGTCGCTCGTTATCCAGCAGGGCTTGTAATCCTGAGTCTAGACTGGCGTACTGACCTGATGTTTTGGCGTTTAACTCGTCATAATGATTGGTAGGTGTGGCAAGTCCGACACTTTGGCTGATGAGCTGTTTGGCTCGCTCCATGTCAAGATTTACCCCCATGACTTGTTGATGTGCAAGTAACACATCAAGCTGTGATTTGAGTGTTTCAAGGCGTTTTTCTTCTTCGCTGTTTAGGGATTGGATTAGGTCGTTGTATTGTTTGGTAACAAAAATCTGCTTTTGTTGTTCAGCTAAGGCATTCGCTTTTTGCTCTATCAGTGCAAACTGTTCGGTGTAACCGTCTTTTAGTAAATAATTGTACTTTTCAAGCGTATCGGCTCGCTCTTGCTCAACAAGCAACAACTCTCTCGCCATGCCGTCAGGTGTACCAAGGGCGATAATCTCTTTCTGATTTTCAAGGATTTTATCCTGTATTTCCCATGCTTTGGTGGCAACTTCAAGGTTTGCCATTGTTGTTAAGATTTGCTTTTTCTGCTCGTCATCTGCTAAATGCAGGGCGTTAGCTGTGTCCTGCAAATCATAAGCCATTTCTAGGTATTTGCTACCCTTTGAGCTTAACAGCTTCATCTGACGGACAGCATCAGTGCGTGTACCAGATAGCTCAAAATTGGCTTTGGCTGTGTCCATTTCACGAGCCAACTTGCGAAGGTTATTTTTCATGTCATCGCTGGCAATATGAAACTTACCGCTTACCGATGTGATTTCAAATTCAATTTTGCTAAGTTCTGAGATAAAAGGTGTACTCATATCCCACTTAGCTCGCTCCCATTTGGCAAGCTGAGACTGGAAATTGTCTTCCAACTCTTTTAAGGCTTTGCTAGCCTCATCGGCGGATTTGCCAGCAAGTTTATTGGCATCTGCTATCTTTTTCGCTCCGCCAGCTGCTTTGTCTGCACCCTTTGCCACATCAGCCATAGACCCTGCCAAACCAAGATTGGCATCATGGGCTTGTTTGGCAGAGCTTTGCACTTTGTCATAGGCATTGTCCACTTGGTTTTCTACGTAGTGGGCGTTATTTTTGGCGACACTGGCGGTAAATCCTCCAAAGCCAAAATTGGTCTCTCCGTATTCCATACGACCGATGGACACCTGAGAGAGTTTTGCCACCGTGCCACCGCCAAACACACCAGAAATGGCGTTCATGCCATCAATGATGACATTGATTTTATTGATTTGGTTGTTAATGATGTTTTCAAAAACCATTGCCACAAAGTTGCCAACCCCTTTAAATACATTGACAATTGCAGTGCCTAGCGAACTGATGTTCTTCCATGCGTACTGTGCAAAAGTAACGATGGTCGCTCCTGCTAGGTCAAACACACGGGCGGTAATTTGTAGCACGCCGACAAAGCCTTTGTGTTCCCTGCAAAAAATCCCCCAAAGGCAGTTTGGGCAAAACTTGTGGCGTTAGCCGAACCACCCATAAGATTGTCAAAGTAGTTAGCCGTTACTGTCCAAGCCGTCCCCAGTCCGTCCACCACGCCACCGACAAAGTCCATTGCCAACACACCTGACACACTAAACGCATCGCCAAGCGACATAAACGCACCGCCCAAGCCTGTGATGGCACGAGTGGCAAGAATGCCCACGCCCATTGCACTTCGTTTGGCAGTGGTAACCCCTGCTAGGGCGAGCGTGTGTAGTCGTGCGGACGCTGTGGCGGTGTTAAAACTTGTTGCCAAACCAACCAATGAACGAGCATAGGCAACCGCATTTGTTGTGGCGTGTATGGTGTTGATAATCTTAAACCCTAAGCCAGCGCTAAGCGACAGTATTTTAAGTTCTAGGACTTCATAAGCTGTGATTTGACTCTGTGCACTAAATGCGTTGGCAATACTGGCTTTGGTGTTTGCCAAAGTTGCCCCTGTCAGTGTGACAAATGATGTTACTAAGGCAGAGTTTCTAGCGACATTGGCAAGCCACACCGCCCCCAAAGTCGCACCTACACCAACCAGCGTGCGAAAGTTTTCGGCAGTCCATAGGGCGACATTGGCAATGTTTTGGCTCATCATGCTGTTTTGGTTCATGATGTCATCCACCAAATAGCCGTACTCGTTTTTAATGACTTGCATGGCTTGTGATATCGTGGTTGGCATCTTAGCGGACATGGCGGACAGACTGTCCGTGGCTTTTGCCACCGCATTATAAACCACATCAGCGGTGATTTTACCGTCTTTGGCAAGCTCTCTGATGGCATTTGATGTTACGCCCATCTCTTTGGCGATTAAATCCATCAAAATGGGGGCTTGTTCGGCGACCGAGTTAAACTCATCACCACGCAACACTCCTGACGCCAAGGCTTGCCCAAGCTGGGTTAAAGCGGCCGCCTGTGCCTGTGCTGATCTGCCACCGACATTCATCGCCATGGTCATGTTACGAGTGAAATTGATGACATCTTGCTGGCTTTTACCAAGGGCGGACAATGACCGCTGTTCATTGGCGATGGCTCTTAGCTTAGTTTGTACGGCATGAAACTGCTCGGTGCTGCTCGTCGCTAAGCGGATTTGGCTTGCCAAATTTTGCATTTGGTCGGCAGTGGCGATGATGTGTGAGACGCTCACCGCACTGCCCAAAGTGGCAAAAGCTATACCAAGCTGACCGCCCACGAGCTTGCCATAGTCCGCCACGCTCTTTAATTCTTTTTTGGTCTTGGCGACCGCTTTTTTCATCTCACGCACATAATTGGCGGTATTGGCGTGCAATAAAATATCTAAGCGTGATAAAACTTTTGCCATGATGATTTCTTATAAAGTAATAATAAAAAAACGCTGAACAGCCTAAGCCGTCAGCGTCTAAATATAATTTTGATTTTGTAAAATTATGCCTTAAAATGGTCTAAATTTCAAGCGTTATTTGGAACGCCAAAGCCCCAAGTCTGTTGATTTGGGGGCTTTACTTTTATTTATTTTCTAGGTCTTAAAATAATCATACATTTTTCGTATAGGCGTTTAGTTAGTTTGCAATCCGATAATGCACGATGTTTTTGCTTCCCTCCTGATAAATCCGCCAACTTGTAGCTTTTCTCATATGGCAATGCACGCTTTGCCATTTCTAGGGTACAAATGACTTCATTTTTCTTTAAATAATCTTTTATACCATTTTGCATTGCTTTGTTACGCAAAAAACGCATATCAAATTTGGCATTATGAGCGATAATTGGCAAATCTCCGATAAATATTTCTACCTCTCGCAACATTTGCGGAGTTGGAATGCCCTTAACTCTTAGTTCCTGTGATGTAATGCCTGTTAATTTTGTAATTTCCGTTGGCACAGTATATTCGGCTGATTCTCTCAAAAAATGATTATCTAGGGCGTTGGAATAATTTATCGTGGGTAGCACCAACCTTGAATAATATTCATCGTTGCCACTACGAAAAAATGTAGTTTTGATGATAGCAACTTCTATAATATCATCAACTGGTGCAGATAAACCAGTAGTTTCCAAATCCAAAATTACCGCCTTCTCTGGAAAAAATGATAAATCAGGAACCAATAAATCTTTTAAAGATGAAAGAAAACCCATATTAACAAGCCTTTGGATGCAATACAACCGTATCATACCCAAAAACCTATCTTTTTTCAACCTATGGTAGAAAACATCGCAAGCGTTCGCTCCATTTGGGCTTGTAGCTCTGCCTTTTGCTGTTCCAGCTCATAGGCTTCTCGCTCCTCGTCCGTCATGGGGCTTGGGTCAATGATAAGATAATCAGACGGCTTACCCCCTGCCATGGCACAAGCGATGACCGCCGATTGTATGTCGCCACGATAACCGCCAATTGGGTCAAGGCGGTCATAGGCTCGCCACTGGGCAAACTCGTGGGCGGTCATCGTGCGTTCAAGCTCGCCCACTGTTTTGCCCAAATGTCCTGCCAATTTAAATAAAAAAAGCCGACTTTTGTCGGCGATTAGTTTTTTTCGTGTTCGTCCGTGTCGGTGTCCAAGCCATTTAATTTGTTGATTTGTTTAATAACTGACAACATCGCCTTAAAATTGATTTGGTTAATGCTGTCCAAATCATCAAGGCTAAATAAGCGATTGCCTTTTTCATCGCACACACCAAAAATAAAAGACAATGCCATGTTATTGCCTTTTTCTTTTTCCAGCTGTTTGGCGATTTGTTCTTGTTCGCCCACGCTGATTTGGCGGATAAAAATGTCGCCATCAAATTCAGCGATATTGATTTTCTTTGGCTCATTGATGGCGGATAGACCTGCCAATAATTCAGTTGCTAATGTTGCTACTTTACTCATAATATATACCTTTTAATTTATTTAAAATAAATCAAGCCATTTATCATTAAATGGCTTGATTTTGTGGGTTTAGGTTATTTAATTAACCTGTAACTTTGGTAACATCGCCTGTGATAGTAATTGTACCAGTTTTGCGGATTTTCTTTTTTTGGTCGCTGTTATCGGTGGTCAGCTTTGAGATGATGCCCTTAAATTGACGGGACTCGCCTGTGGCAACCACATATTTTAACTGCCAATGCAACTCTTTACCGCCCTCAAAACTGGTTTGAAGTAGCTGGTGTGTGGTGTCTTTGGGGTCAAGGGCGTATTCAAATTCAATCTCGCTTTCCTCCTTAAAATCAATGGGGGCTTTGACGGTACGGCGGTCATCGGTAGCGGTTACCTCGTCCAATACCTTCTCTTCACTTGGGTGGTCGCATTTGGACAAATGCTCTATTTTTTGGTATTCGTTACCGTCTGCTGAGACATGCAAAGTAAAAAAGCTGTCAGCAAGATTTTCTACAACTTTTGCCATGAGATTTCTCCTAGTTGGCGGTTTAAATTAAAATTCTAAGGTTTGCCAAAAACCGTATTCAATAATAGCTCTAAATAATCCACTTGCATTATCACGCATATATTGCACGCCGTGATAAATGGACGGTTTGATTTGGTCTAATTGATTGATGACTTTGGCGGTTAATGATAAACAGTCATCATAATTATGATGATAAACATCGATTTGCACATTTGCCCACTCATGACCTGTCATGCCATCCAAAGTATTATCAGGTTCGGTACTGATGATTTGATACACGATATAAGGCGGACTGGTTGGGTTATGCTCTGGAATAAATAAAGGATAGCATTGATTATTTACCAATGGGGCTAATTTTTCATATATGAGTTGGCTGGCGTTCATTTGACAATCTTATCAATTTCATCTTTTAAGGTTTTTGCAAAAGCATTGACAGCGACCTGCACATTTTTATCAAAAGCAGGGCGTAAAAATGGCAGGGCTGGCATTTGACTTGTGCCATATTCCACAAAATGCCAGTAATTGGGGTATTCTTTTTGTTTTGTGCCTTTACCAACATAGATACCCATCGCCACGCCGTGTCCGCCAAGCTCGCCCATTTCTCGTTTTGGGACTTTACGCTTACGAATGGCAGAGCGGAGCAGTCCACGCTGAACAACAACCCTGCGGCCGCCATAGACAATCATCGTATGCGGCTCAGGGGCAACAGACGCATAAAGTTTGGCATCTTTTCGGATTGGGTTTAGGGCTTGATTTAGGGCTTTGGATAGGGCTTTATCTTTAACTTTATCATCAAGTTTAGCAAGCTGTTTATCAAACTCATCTAAGCCTAAAACTTCAATTTTGCCTATCATCAGCTACCCCCTGTAACATCAAGGTCAGATACTCTTTACCACTGCCATTGTCCGCCAAAGGCTCGCCAACTATCTCATACATTCGCCTAGCGTATTGCACTCGCATGGTGTAATCAATATCCGTGCGGTGGCGGATTATCGCTCGTGCGGTGATTTGGCTGTCCTGTGCTTGTCCTGCAATGATGTCCTTGACCGATAATGGGATAAACTGCCCCCAAACGGTCAAGGCATGCTCCCATTTGTCCATCTTAACCGCCCCTGTGGCGGTGCGTGTGGCACTTTGGTGGTAGATTTTAAGTCTGTGGCGTATTGGTGTGGCTTTCATTGGTTTTCCTCAAATCGTTGGCATGCGATATGGCGATAGTAGCTGACGAACAGGGGCAGGTAAAAAGTTACCAAATTCTGCTCCACGCTCGCCGTTTCGGTTATCATCAAGATAGCCAACCATGAGCAGTGTGGCAACTTTTAGAGCAGGCAACATCTCGTCTGTAATGTCGTCTGTGATGTAGTTTTTGATCGCTGTTTGTGCTGATTGTAAATAAATGGTCAAAATCTCATCATTGGCGTCATCATCATAACGCAAATGGTGCTTAACCTCGTCAAGTGTGGCAAATTGGCTCATTGTTTGTCCTTATTGTTTATCCTTGTCAATGGTGGCATACACTCGGTAGCGTGGCTTGACCGCTTTGGCGGTTTTCTTCGGCTCACTTGGCGTAGGTGCATTGCCAAAAGGGTCGGCACTGTTGTCTCTTTTGGCAAGTGCTTCTAAACTGTAATTTTGCTGCTGCATGAGTGGCGACTCCCCACCCACCACAGGGGGCAAGCCAAGCGTTGCCCGTGCTTCGTTAGGGCTAAAAATACCGCTCATCGTGCCTTCTTTTAGATACGCCATTTGGCTTGTGCTGTCCATGCGGATAAGTGGGGACAAATCTGCCTCACACTCCACGCCTTTTTCAAGGTCAAGATGTTCATCAAGCAAGTTTTCAATCGCCTCGATGTAGTGTTGCAGACAGTCGCTATAATAAATCTCGTTCAAGTCCGACACCTTTTGTCCTGCCTTAATCTCGCCCATACCGACCTTAAAGGCAGGAACATGAAACACCGAGCAGACGATTTCAGCGGTCATTTTAAGCTGTTCTAGGGCTTGGGTGTCGGCAGATGATAGGCTAATCTGCTCATATTTCGCCCCATCGCCTAGCACCGCCACATCGCCCCTGTTTGCCCCTGTGTAGCGGTTACGCCAGTTGGTGCGGATTTCGTCCGCTTTGGCTTGGTTAATGGCACTTGGCACAGACAAAATGCCAGACGGACGGCTGTCATTTTTAAACAAAGTCGCTTGATTGCCTTGAATGGCAAGCCCAACCCCTGCCGACACCGCACAGGCACTAATCGGCGATAAACCAACAAGCGGATGATAAAAGCAGTTCATGCGGTCGTGTATCATTTCAGAGGCTGGCACAGTGGTATCGGTTAAGCCGTACAGCTTATCGGTGCTGATTTGATAAAACACCTCGCCATCATCGCCCACCAAAACCTTGACACAGTCAGGGTTTAGCACCCAGAGACAAAACACATCGCCAAACAAATCTCGCTGTTTTAGAATGTAGGCATTGCCCCTAAGTAGTTTGGAAGTTATCCAGTTCTCGGCAAATTGTTGCCAAGTTTGGTGGGGATTGGGTTTTTTAAGTAGTCTTTGGGCGTGCGATTTGGTGGGTAAAAGTACGCCATTTTGTACCGATTTTGTGTCCATTTTAAGTTTGCCAATATCAGTGGCAATCAGGCTCACACACGCAAACACCGCATGAAAATGGGTCAAATCGGTGCGTTTAAGCTCGTCATTTTTTTGCCACGCCCCTGTGTAGGGTTCACTCACGATGGGTAGCCAGCCGTCACCATTGTTTGAAACGGGGGTAAGTGATTTTTTCTTGAATAAATCAAAAAATCCCATTATGACAAATCCAATTCGCTATTTTCGGTGGTTGTTTTGGTTTTGCGTTTGGGCTTGTCTGCTTTGGATTGGCTGGGAGCAGGCTTAGCAATGCCCAAAATGATGAGTATTCTTGCCTGTGGCTCTGGCACATCGTGCGTCTCGCCCACCGCCCCTGTCGGTGCGTCTTTTAAATATGTGATTTGCATGAAATCTCCTAAAATAAAGCCCCATGTTCATTCATGGGGCTTCATCAAATAAGGCTTTGTCTGACTAACCTGTGTATTTAATATACCCCACGGCTTTGGGCAGGCGTTTTTTCCAGCGGATAAAGCGTTCGGCACGGATGGCGGTTAAGTTATTTTGAAACAGATTGACCATTTTTGGGGCATCGTCTGTCCCCATGTTGATGGTCGCCTCGGTTGAGACGCTAAAATCAATGCCCCCATCATCTGCCAGTAGGATTTGATTTGGAATGATAAGCACAATCTTATCTGCCAAATACCCACAGGTCAGCACAGGCAGACCTTTGAGCGAACGGCTGCCCACAAGGCTCATGCCCTCAAAGTAGGTGCGACCCAGTGCATCACGCATACCAGATATCTGCATGGCACGGGTCTCACTCATCGCCCATACCGCCCCCTCTAAGCTAATGCCAGCATCTACCAGTTGGGCGATGAGTGTGTTGGTATCCGTGTCAATCTTATCGGCGGTTGTGCCTGTTGCTGTTACGGCAGTTACGCCATTTAGCACAGATGCTGGCGATTCGGTGGCTTCTGCCTTGTCAGGGTCAAAAAACTGCTGGTCAATAAACTGAGCCACCGTTGCCACCAAATCATCACGCACAAGCGTATCGGCTTTGGGGTTAGAAAAGCGGATAAGCTCATCTGACAACAGCACAATGCCTGCGATTTTGGCGTGGCTTAAAGTCATTGAACCAAATTCAGGATTGCCCATAGGCTTCATCTTGCCCTCACCTACCCAGCCAACCGAGCCGCTTGCGGTTTGTGTTGGGATTTTGACATTAAACGGCACTTGTCGCATCTGATGAGCGATTTTATCCACCACGGTTTTTTGGCGGACAAGCTCAATAAATTCCCCTGTCAAATTGGCATAATCAATGAGTTCTTTGCCAAATTTATCATCAGTCGTTGTACCAATGACCGCCTTTTGAGTGGCGGCACGGATGACGCTGTCAGGGGCATTCCAACCTTGTAGCACTTCACGAGTGGTAACACCGCCTTTGGACTTGGTGGCAATGGCGGACGCTTTGACTAGTAGTGAAAAGCCGATACCTTTGGGCAAATTAGATTCTACTTGCACGCTTTTGGTCTGCTCTGGGTTTTGGGGAATTGGCTCGCCTTTGGCACTTGCCGCCGCTTGTTCTGGATTTTCACCGCCAATCTCGGTAGGATTTGGGGCGGTTTCTACTGATTTAATCAGTTTTTGCAACCGCTGGGCATTTTTTTCAAGACGAGTAATGTCGTCTTCTAATGCTTTGATTTGGACTTCATCATCATCGCTTGGTGTGTGTCCGCTTGTGACTGATTTTGTCATCATCTCGCCAATTTGGGCGTGTTTTGCCTTGATGGTGGCGATGATTTGGGCAAGTTGTGCTTTGTAGTTCATACGAGTGCTACTCCGTTTTTGGGTAAAATTAAAGCGACCGCACCATTACTGGGGGTTGCTTTCGTGATTGTGGTTGGGGTTGGTGGTGGTACAATGGGGTTAATCGGTGGGCTTGGCGTGGGTTGCAAAGGTAGGCTAAATGCTTCCTTAATTTGCTTGACGCTTGTTATCACCGCATCAGCGTTGGCAGGCACAGTAACCACGGACAGCTCATAAAACTCCCACGCTTTGATGTGTAGTCCCCATGAGTTTTCAAGATAGCTGTATTCTTTGATTTTAAAGCCAACGGACAAGCATTTGACAAGCCCTGATTTGATGGACTGCCATGCTTCATCTAAGCGGTCTTTTAGTTTGCCGTTTTCGGTAATTTTGGCGATTTTGGCGACAATCTCAATGCCTTTGTCGCTAACGGTTGCCTGTATCACCTCGCCGATGGGCTGATTGTGGTTGTGTTGCCACAGTAGTGGTATCGGCAGAACAAACGCCGCCCCCATTGGCTCTAAAATGTCATCATCTCGGTCGGTGGATGGCGTGTTGGCGATGCCTGTGATGATACGTTCGTCATCGGTGTCGGTTATGGATTTGATTTGTAGGGTTGAGTAGGCTTTGGTCATGGGGTTTCTCAAAATTTGGGGAATAAAAAACCGCCCATTAAGGCGGCTTTTCTTGACGTAAAGCTTAATTGCTAGATGTAATTACTCTAAATATCGCAATTGGTGTTATGCCATAACATGAATTGGGTCGCCCCATTAATTTTTTAAGCTCTTGTGTCATACTTGACATGGCAACTCTCAATTCGTTTTGGTGTTGATGGTTGCTATAATCGTCATTGGGGGTAGCATCTAAAACACCTAACACATAATAATTGCCAGACAAAAAATCGCCATGTTTAAAATTAATTTCATAGGCACTACCGATAATTTCTTCACGATTTAAAGTCATCCAAACTTCATCACCATTCAGAAGCAATCTGGCTTCCAAAGAATAGGGGATCTGCTTTAAAAAGTCAAAGATGTGTTTATTGGCTTTAATTTCTTGGTCATAAATCTTTTTGCGTTTATTAAGATTGTTCTCTAAACTTGCTTTATCCTCTGCTACTTGTTTGAGTAGCGCATCAGAAGCATCTTTTAACAGGCTAATATCAGAAATGCCGAGCTTTCCAGACAATAAAACCAATCTGCCTAAATTATCAGGACTTAAATGATGCTCAATAAATCCAAGCTCATCCAAACGATTGATAACATCGCTTGGCATAGATGGCATAGGGTCATATGAGCGTTCACCAGCGTTAGTTACCATGTCGGTGTGAGATAGTTTACCACCCGTCACTGTAGGCACTCCAATGCTTGCCTCTTTTAGCTGAGTCATGACAGTATTGTCTGACATTTTCAAGCCAGACAAAGCACCAAACCCTGTCAATTGGGCATAATAGGATTTAATGCGGTAGGTGTCCACATACAAAAAATCAAAGATTGATCTGATGTTTGGTAAGTCTTGTGCCATTTTCCAGTCTCTCTTTGGTTTTTTTATGCTCTTCATTAAACCGCTTAGCATCTGTTTGTAAGTTATTTGCAAAGTCCGCAAATAACTTCGTAAGCTTGTATGTTTGGGCTTTCTCAGTGTTTTGAGTAGTGCGATTTCTCATAATCGCTCCTCTTATTTTTTGATAAAAAAATAGATTTGTATAATTGTATAGTTTAATACGCCTTTTATCAAGCTATTTTTGTCTTGACACCTAAAAATAAACCCCCACATCATCACTGCTTTTGGGCGGCGTGGGATTTTGGCTCATGAGTGCCACGGCGTTTAGCATGGCAATCACAGGGTCAATCTTACCGTTACCGCTTTCTGATTTACTCATACTTACCCCAGAGCCTGACAGTTTAACCCGTGCATTACCTACGCACCACGCCATTAGGGGCTGATTTGCGTGCGTCAAATCACCGCTGGCGATTTTGCGTTCGCACACTTTTTGATAACCGCCCAGCTTCCACCCTTGTGATACGCCTGTCATGTGCGTGTCTTTGGGTATGCCGATGGATTCTAAGGCAATCACAATGTCGTCCGCCCCAGCAGGGTCAAGACCGATTTTATCCAGTTTGCCACTGTCATAGACTTTTTTGGCAATGTCAGCAAATTCTGCCACATCATCGCCCACATTTTGCACGATAACAAGGTCGCCATCGGTTTCAAAATCACGATAGCGTGGCTCGTCCTGTTTTCGTCGCTCTAAGGCAATCGGATGACACCATGCACGCACCCACACCCACCATTGTTTGACCTCATGGCGGACATTGTTATCGTCTGTGTAGATGTATTTGGGGGTTGGCAATCGCCCCACCACTGCACAGCCTAGCAAATCATCAAGACCACCGCCATCACCGCCCATGGTGATGACTTCGCTGGCTTCTATCAGCTCATCAAGGCTAAACGCTCGCCCTGCCCCCTCCCAAAACTCCGCTCCTGCCCAGCGGTTGGCTCTAAGTGAGATGCCAATCTCCACGTTTAGGTGTTTGGCAAGGGCAGTTTGCAAGGTGTTTTTGTCATGCGACTCTTTGGCGCGTTTTAGCGTGTCGGTCAAATAATCCATGTCCACACTTGCCCCCAAATTGGGGTTGGTGATGTACCAATTTTCAGGCTTGACATAATCGCCACTGTCAATATAAGCCTGCGGAAATTCATAAATCACAGGCAAAAATCGCAAATCATCAATCTGCCCATCTCGCACCGAGCGAGCATAATCCAGCTTTTCTTTAAAAATCCCAGCAGGTGCTTCATCGCTCATCGTGGACAAATAGATGACAAAGCCCTCAGGGCGAGATGCAAGCCCCCCGATGGCTTCTTGGAGCATGGCGGCCGCCCCTGCTCGCTTACCAAACACCCACAGCTCATCCACAAGCACATACGCCCCCTTGACCCCTGCCAAACTGTTGGACTCAGCGGCGATGACCTTTAAACTTGCCCCTGTGAATCGGTGCGTGATGGTTTTGGTGTGGGCAGAGACATTAAAAAGAGCAGATAATTCATCATCCACCCTTATCATGTCTTGCATGGGCGAAAATGAGTTGTTGGCAACCTCCTTGGTTGGGGCGACGATGACAAGCTCACAGCTTTGGCGTTCATTTAAAATCAAAGCGGTCAGCATGATGCCAGCGGCTAGGGTGGATTTGGTGTTTTTTTTACTGATTAAAAGAAAAAACTCTCTAATCAAGCGTTTTTTGGCGGTGGGGTCATACGCCCCAAAGATGATGGCTACAAAGTCAAACACCCACGCTTTACTCACCGCCCCAATCTTTGGGCAACCGATGACATCAACCAGTGCCAGCTCTTTAAACACACGCAAAGCAATGTCGCTCATCGTGGTAAACAGCGGTTTACAAGGGATAAGGGACTCGCCTTTAACGATACGTCCTTGCCAGTCAGGCAGGGCGGTTGTCCAGATGGGCGGTTGTTCAATAAAATTATTTTTCACGATTTAAAAATGTGTTAAAATTATCTTAAAATACTTGACTTTTTAAGGTTTTGCTTTTAGTTAATTTGGGAAAAGAAATGGCATTTTTTACCACTTGGATAGTTCCTATTATTTGTTTGGGCTTGGCATATTATTTTTACCACAACCCAGTAGATGACAAAAATCCGCTTATTTATGCGTTACTTCTTGTCATCTGTCTGGGTCTAAAACTGGCAAACTTTGCTCAAATTATCGCAGATTAAAGCCCCATTAGCTCAATTTGAATTTTGGAACGCCAGTTGCAGCGAGCTTGATATAAACACGCTACAAAACGACGATTGCCCATCAAAGCCATTATCCAAGCACTAAACAGCTCTTCAATTTTATCCTGAATGTCGCTAGTTGCTTCATCAAGTAGTGTATCAATCAAGATATTATCAAAATAGCCAGTTGCAGCATCTACAACACGCCCAATGGTTGCTTTGTAGATGATATCAATACCAATCTTGGCAATATTTTGTGAGCAATTGGCAATCTCGTTAATCATCTTGTCCACATCTTGAATAACTTGCTCAGTAATTTCATTCGGACTTGCTTGAACAACGCCACCAAACAAAACTTCAATGGCTTTTGCATAGGCTTCTTTTACCTGCTCTTTACTTAAATCAGACATATCAAATCTCCATATTAAGCGACTTTAAGTCGCAAAGTTTAAAAACCGCCAATCCTAAGATTAACGGCAACAAAAAACGCCAAGCCGTTTGACTTGACGTATCATCTGTTTTGGCACAATTTTTGATTAAATCATTGCAACAGCTCACTGCCAAACATGTCCGCCTGATTTGACAGTGTGGCAAATCGCCCATTTTCACTTTTATTTCTAGCATTATCTAGCGCATCTTCCTTTTTGCCTGTTTGAGCCAGTTTTTGCTCGGTGTAGGGCAACAGGGCGATGGCGGCGTTAATGCGTTCTTTTGGCGTATACAGACCATCAGCGTTATTAAACAC